AAGTCACCTAATAATTGTTTATAATCTACTTTTTTCACTTGCTGCTCTCCTGACTTCTTCTGAGTGGTCTATGTGGTAACTTAATAAGTTTAAGAATTGAATAATCGGTAAGTTCAAAAAGTAATCCCATTTCGTTTTATCGTTGTTTGACAGATTGTCTATGGTTGCAACCCATCCCCATTTTTTTGCAAATTCGTTTCCTGGAGTTTCCTCTCCAATTCCCTTAGTTGATTGAGGGAATAAGTTTGAATATCTTTCAATGAGTTGTTTAAGATTTGGCAAAAAAAAAGCGTAATAGGATAAGCCTGTAAGATTGTCATGTGTTCAAGTAAGTGATTACTTATCTCCTCATGGTTATCACCGTTATACTCCTCAACCTTTCCCAATCCCCACCAACCGCCAATAGGTCTAATTACTGAAGCAAGTATCTTATGAACATTCTTTGCGGGGTCAGTTGATGCGAAGTGCTGAATGTCGATGAATTGCCCCGCTGTTAATTTACTCACGTTGTAATCAACCTTAAACCACTTGCCGCCAATCTTAATTTTATCTTTTAACTTTGCTGCTATTGGTAGACTTTCAAGTTTATTCAGTTCGTTATCTAATGCGAATATATCTTCAACCTCCCTTTTGTAGATTTCCACAACAGGAACTTTGAACACAATCGCAAGTCTATTGGCTGCGTATTCCAACCTATCCAAATCCTTATTAATAGAATTTAGTTCGATTGCTTGACTTAGGTTTAATTCTTCGTATATCTTTCGCATTGTTTTTAAGTATTATTTTAGGCTCGAATTGTAACGTATTTCCCTTTTAAGTTCTCGTTTAGTTTCATTAAAGCTAAATATCTGATACTATCAATTAAGTGATTATTGAAGTCTACTGGTTCGTTAATTGCCTTGCCTGCCTTATCTGTTTTCCATTTGTAGGTTCTAAATTCCTTTTGCAGATTAGACCCAATTAAAAAGATTTTAAAACGTCTAAGAATGTCGATTGAATTAATAATTGAGTCCTTGCCCTTTGCCGTTGGTTTGATATTAAAACCCATTCTATAAACTTCTTCAATACTTTTAGGCTCTGCTGAGTCTGCAAAGATTTCATCACGTTTGTTGATTCCTAATTCAGATATTTTCTTAGCAATGTCTTGATTAGTTAATCCTCTTTCGTAAAGCTTCTCAACAAGGTACAATTCATTGTCACGTCTGTAAACTGAAACTAAAGCGGTAGGGTCATTCGTAAAACCCCAATCCAATCCATGCCCTATGAACTTAGCATTCTCAGGAACTGCCAAACAATTAACCCAATTGTTAAAGACTAATCCAACCAACTGACCTCGTTCACCTAATCCAAATATCTTCCAATACTCAGGGTCAGCATCTTTAAGACTTTCGATTTCTCTTTTAAGTGCATCAGGTAGGTGGGGATTATCTTTGTAAGTGGTTATTAAAGTTGAGCAATCTTCTCTGGTAAGTACATGGTCATAAATCCAATGTTCGAAGTCTGAGGGGTTGTAGTCAATAATAACCTTTCCTGAAGTTCTTAAAAGTAATTGACGCCAATCTTCAATGTCTATTTCGTTTGCTTCGTTAATAAATAGTATGTCACGTTTACGCCCTCTAATTTTTTGTGCATCATCTATTGAAAAGAACTCAATTAGGTTTTTATTAAGTAAGTAAGTGTTTTCTGTTTTGTTATGGTCACTTTCGTTATACCAACCTAAACTATTCATAATCTCAATGAAGTCCCGCATTGCAGATGACTTTAAAGCGGGTAAGGTTTTACGAACTATGCTTATAGTCATGCCTTGATACTTGTGGCAAGTTCTTATAATCCATTGAAGGACTGAATAGGTTTTGCCAGTCAGGAACGTGTGCCGCCTTGCAGGGCTAACACACGTTTTGATTTAATGTTTTGTTCTATGAATAATAAGTTAGGGTTATAGTGAGTCATGTTTTGGCAAATTGATATAACTTAAAATGCGGGTTTTGTCTTTTGAAACTATTGATTTTAGGTGAAACACTTAATTTTGTTTTGGCAATTGTTCCACGTTTAAATCATTACTCAACCAATCGGGTAACTTATTGACGTTGATTGTTTGCTCGGTTGTTGTTTTAGTTGATGCGATTCTGTGATACTCTTCTTCTGTTCCAATCAGTTTGTAAAGTGCCATTTGTGTTAAAGGGTTGTTTCCGTTATACCATTTATTCCTCAATCCGTTCTTTACTTCAATCTTGTTTTTGTCAAGTAGTTCTTTTATATTGTCCAATTCATCCGATTTGTCAGGGAAAAATTCCCAAAAAGTTGAACGACTGCAAGGCAAAAGTGTAACCACATCCTCAATAAAAAAAAGTTTCTTCTTCTCTATTAGGTCAAGTGCTTGGTTGTATATTTTTATTCTGTCGTATGCCATTGCTTTTTTATTTACATTTTTCCGTTATCTGATAAAGAATAGTAATCATCATTTGTCAATATTAAGTGGTCAAGTAATTTTATATCTAAAGTTTCTAACGCTTTTTTTGTTTTATCAGTAATATTAATATCTGCTTGACTTGGTGATAAAGTTCCGCTTGGATGATTATGGGCTAAAATTACTCCAGTTGCTAAACTTTCGACTGCATATTTTGCAATTAATCTAATATCCACAACCGTTCCAGTAATTCCTCCTTGTGATATTTTTGCATATCCAATAGTATTATTGCTATTATTTAAAAGTAATATAAAGCAACTTTCAAATATATCAATGTCATCTCCGTAAAATTGTTTGATAAAATTGCTAGCATTTTTACTTGAAGTTATTTTTTCAACAGGAAAATTAGTTTGAATTTTTTTTAATTCGTAAAGATTTACGCTTTTCATAATGTTTGTTTTTAAGTTGTTTTAATATATTAATCTTTTAATCCAACAAATGCTTTAAGCGGGTAAAATATTAATGAGTTTCTGTATCCGTCTTTGTGTGTTGGAATGATTGGTGTTACACCGTGCATATTTCTCCAAGCAGGGTAAACTAATATAGAATTATCTACTTGACCTATTGTTGCGTTATAATCAGGTATGTGTAAATCACCTCCTTTAGCGTTTTTTTGTTTGCATATAATTATATTAACTGAACCTACAATATTTGCTCTATCAATATGAAAGTCGGCTGATATGTTGTAATTGGATATTGAACTTGTAAATAAATTACCAAACTTCCAATTATCAGGGACTTGTTTAAATAGTTCTACTTGTCTTTCGTATTGTTTTGGTATAATTTCTTTCATTAACATTTCCCCCTCTTTAGCTAACATTATCATTGCTTTAATAAAAGTTTGTGCCGACTTTACACCATGCACACTTGATTGAGTGTTATAAGGTCTTCTCAAATGAGGTTTTGCAGGTACGCCTCCTAATATGCAACTATATTGTTTTGTGTTTCTTATGTATATTCCTTTTCCTGTTATAGGGTCGTAACCATCTGTAAGTAATCTACTTTCCATTACTGACTTAGGCACATTTTTACTCCGTAGTTCTTGATTTGCTAAGTTTGCAAGCTTGCACATCTTTTCAGGCATCTTAGTAAGGTAAAAACCTATTGGCTCTCCGTCTACATAAAATATACTGTCCTCCGTTACATTTGGCTCTATGTACTCGCAGGTTTCGCCAACTTTTCTATTATGGCTTATTTGAATTAAGTCTACTCTTTTCATTTTACTTGTTTTTTATAGTAAGTTGCTAATGCTTTAATGTCTGTTTTCATATCGATACGCTCGCCTTTTCTTTTTAAAGATATAAACGGATGCCATTCTCTGCACATTTTCTTTGCACTTTCTTCGTCTTTTTTTGCTTTGTAATCGTTTTGCAGTCCACCTATATTAGTTCCAACATCAGGGCAAGCAAACCAATAATGATTAAATCGCAATATCCCATTACCATTTTTAATTGTTTGTAATGCAAAATCTCTATCCTCCTTTAGATTAAACTCTGACCTATAATCCCATTTAATATTTTTTACATTCATTAAAACGCAAACTTCTGCAAACTTTTTGTTAATTGAATAACTTGTTTTTTCGTGCCAAGCGTGCTGGGTATAGTTTATCCCAATTAATTCAAATGGTAGTTTTTTTGCTTTGTCTAATATTTTAAACCAAATAGTAGCATCTTGTTTAATTGTTTTGCCATTATAAACTCCAAATGATGTTACGTCATCATCACAAACTAAAACCCAATCATAGTTGTTTTTTCTTGCGTAGTTAAGCATAAAGTTTCTTACATATCCTACACCTTTATCATTTTCTAAAATAGAAACTTTGTTTGGGACTTGATACTTTTCAATTTCTTGTGGCTCAATAAAGTGTTTTACTTCAATACCTGCTTCTTCAAATAGTTTATAAGTCTTTGTGTTTGTCCTGCCTTTTGTTGGTATAAAACAAATCATAACTTTTCTTTTTCTTCTTTGAGATATTCCATAATCATTCCGCCAACATATCCGCCTTTATCTCTCCAAAATTTTACAAGTGCATAGGCTTCCTCGTAGTGTTCCGCCTCAAACTCAATTTGAATGGCTTTCTTAACTCCACCTGCCAAATCTTCAAGTTGGCCTGATAAATCTTCTTCATCTAAAATTGAGTAATCAACCTCACTTGGCTTTTCCCAAACATCTAAACCCCATTCAGTTAGTTGCTCAACCTCCCATTCGTTAGCAAGCATATCCCAATCCCATTCACCACCGCTTACATTGTCTTTTATTAAAAACTCCCTTTGTTGCTCTTCTGTCAGGTCGGTTACAATAATAGGTATTTCTTTAAGTCCTGCCTCTTGACAGGCTTTGTAACGCATATTACCTCCAAGTATAATCATATCTTGATTGACTACAATAGGTCTAATATCAAGCATTTCGGGGAAGTCCTTAATACTTTGTACTAATTTCTTAAACTTATCGTCTTTGATTAGTCTTGGATTATTTGGATTTAATTTAATAGATTTTATATCAACATGCTTAACCTGCATTTATTACCTCCTTGTATAATTCTAATCTTAATTCGTTTATCTTTTCTATATTGTGATTCTCTTTGACCTCATTGTAAAGGTTTTCAGATAGTTCACTTCTTAACTCAGGCAAAG